CTGATTCTCCTGTTAAGACGGTCAATGTTACGGTTGATGCAGCCGACTTAGAAATTATACGATTGTCTGAACAACTAGGGGTAGATGGACATGAGCTTGAGTCAAGAATCCTTAGCGAAATTTCTAACAACAAAAATATTGCTTTCAATGGAGCAGGAACAACAAGCGAAACAGGCGATTGAGGACTTAAAGAACTCTCGCTACCGCACACTTGCCCGACCTAATCAACTTCCACCTGACGGACAGTGGAGGCTATGGCTAGTAATTTCGGGCCGTGGTTTTGGAAAAACTTTCTTGGGGGCTGGATGGCTGGCTGAACAAGCCCGAACCCACCCCAATACCGAGTGGGCGATTGTTGCCCCAACATTTACTGACGTGCGCCGAACTTGCGTTGAAGGTCCATCGGGATTTCTAAAAGCAGTTGACCTACGTAAAGACAAAGGTGACTTCTACAACCGAAGCAATGGGCAGATAAGCCTTAGCAACGGTTCACGAATCCATCTTGTATCAGCTGACGAGCCAGACCGTGCCAGAGGATTAAACCTCAGTGGCGCATGGTTAGACGAAGCCTCGTCATTTAGATACGAAGAAATCTGGACTGAGGGACTTGCCCCTGCACTACGCATCGGTAATCCCCAGGTGGTCATCACGACCACACCTCGCCCAACGAAACTGATCCGAGAATGGATGAGTCGCACAGACGGCTCTGTAGTCGTTACCCGTGGTTCCACCTTCGATAATGCAGCAAACCTGTCTGAAGCTGCGCTGGCAGAACTCAAGTCACGATACGAAGGCACACGCCTTGGTCGCCAAGAGTTGTACGGTGAACTTCTACTAGACACACCTGGCGCATTATTTACCCAGACAATGATTGACGATAAGAGGGTGCAGTACTACTCAGACTTCACACGAGTCGTAGTAGCCGTTGACCCAGCCGTAACATCAGGCGAGAATAGTGACGAAACAGGAATTGTTGTTGTTGGCCTAGGAGCCGATGGTCGCTACTACGTGATAGCAGACAAGAGCTGCAAAGACACCCCAATGGGCTGGTCTAACCGAGTCAACATGGCTTACGAGGATTACCAAGCAGACCGAGTGGTAGTTGAAAAGAACCAAGGTGGCGACTTTATTGAAACCACGTTGAAACAAATCAACCCACTTATGAACGTCATTGGTGTAACAGCCAAGGTCGGAAAACGCCTTCGTGCTGAACCGATTGCTTCGCTCTATGAGCAAGGCCGAGTTTCACACATAGGCAACCTCAGCGCATTAGAGACACAGATGATTGAATGGGTCCCAGACTCAGGGGAATCACCAGACCGCCTCGACGCTCTCGTTCACGGCATTACCTCGCTTACCACCCAGATGAGCAAGTTCGACCTTGCGTTCTCTGGATCATCACAGTCATGCCCTGAGTGTGGCGCATCAAATCTCAAGACCGACACAGCTTGTAAGGTCTGCTTTCACAAGTTCAACCCAGCAACCGAACAACGCATTAACAGTCTCAATGCTGGCTTCCCCCAATTCCAAAAGAGGTAGACGTGGCTTTATTCAGCCGTAAAGACAAGACAGCCGAGATTGTCAAGGGCGTAATGGATGAACTCAACAAGGCTGGCGCTCCTATGGCTATGGCTATGCAGGCAGGTCAACTACAAGGCTCACCTGTTCAGACCGGCGTTCCAGTCATGGCACAGCAGGTTGTAGCAGCAACACCTCTACAACGCCCACAGTCTGTATTCGGTGCAGCGTTCAACCCTGGTACTCCACTCTTCCCAGGTGCTATCGACCCAGTAAACCCAGTAACGGGTCGAGCTGAACCACGCATTACTCAGTACCAAGTTGCTGAGAACTTAATGATTACCCAAGAGCCAGCGCCATTTGGCAAACTGGAATGGGCTGCTCGCAACGTAGACATCATCTCTCGTTGCATAACTATTCGCATTGACGACATCACCAAGATGGGCTGGTCGTTTGAGGTATCTGACGACGCTATTGCCGAAATCATGGCAAAAGAGAACTGCTCACACGCTAAGGCTGCGACAATCGCTCGTAATCGTTTCGGCGACCAAGTTGCCAAGATGACAGAAGCTTTTGCCAACCCATTCCCATTGGAATACAAGAACTGGCGCTCATGGATTAGCCAGGCTATGTGGGACTACTTGGTGTACGACGAAGTAGTGGTTTACCCTAACTACAACCTTGGTGGGGAATGCTTCGGTTTTGATCTGATTGACCCTTCAACTATCAAGATTCTGCGTGACGACAAGGGACGAGTTCCATCGTGGCCTAACCCTGCGTTCCAGCAGATTCTTTGGGGCTACCCTCGTGGGGAGTTCACAGCTTCACCGCTTAACGAAGTAAACGCTCAGTTCAACTCACAAGAACAGCGTGGACCAGTTCGCCCATCAGACTCACTCAACGTATTCATTGGCCACCCACAGACAAAGATGCTCTATGGCTTCTCTGCTGTTGAGCAGTGCCTTCAATACACCGACCTTTACGTAAACCGCCAAGAATGGCTACTTGCTGAATACAAGGCTGGATCAACCCCAGCAATGTTCCTTGAAACTGACAGCGCCCTAGAACTATGGCAGCTTGCAGACAACGACAGAATCCTGAACGACTACTACTCAGGTATGACTGCCAACCGTCACCAAATCCGTTCACTCCCAGGTGGAGCGAAGGTAGTGCAAACAACACAGATTGACGAGAAGTACAAGTCTGATTATGACGAGTTCATCGCCAAGCGTATTGCAGCAATCTTCGGAGTAGCCCCATCACAAGTTGGTGTTGTAGCTCGTGCCGGACTCGGTGGTGGCAAAGGCTCACACGACGGCGAAACAGAATCAGCCGAAACAGTATCTACCAAGCCAACGATTAACTTCATTGTGGACATGGTGAACACGCTCTGCCGTCAGCACCTTGGCATGGACGAAAGCATTACTTTCAGCCTCACCAACGACGCATCCTCAACGGATCAGTTGAACCGCTACAAGGCGCTATCAACCGCAGTCAACGCTGGAATGCTTACCCTCAACGACTCTCGTGGGGAACTCGGTATGCCGTTGTTTGACATGAACGAAGCCGACGAGCCGTTCATCCTTACAGCCTCTGGCCCAACATTCCTTAGTGGACAACTAACCACAGACGCAACAGGCGAAACACTCGGACAGACAGGACCATCAAGTGAAGAAGCGAACACGCAAGCCGTCCCACAAGCTAAAGAGCAACCGAGTCTCAGTGAAGCACCCAAAGGTGATAGCAAAGAGACGACTTCTAGGGTAGAGGCCAAGTCAGCACACGACGAGGAACTACGTGAGTTTGCTCGCTTTGTTAAGTCTCGCAATAAAACAGGCAAGTGGCGAGCATTTGACTTTGTAACGATTGAAGAAGAACTAGCCGACAAACTAAACAATGACGCTTACTTCTTGGTTAAGGGAACAGTTTCGATGCCAGACAGCGTTCTTGCTTGGGCTGAAGATGTTGTGAAAGCGCAGATAAGCGATACCCCAAAAGGTTTGCTTACTAAAGGGAATGACCACGAGAACCGCATAAAGGCTCTCGCTTCCAAACACAAGACTGCTATCCAATCAGCACTCGCAGCAAGTATTACCGGCGTAGGCACAGCAATCTCACACGCAGTAAACAGCTCAACAATGCTCGACGCCCCAGTAGCCGCTAAGCAAGCAGTAGACGCTTACATCAACTTCGACAGCGCACGAAGCGTAAAGACTCTTCAGAGCCTCTACACAGTGGCTTTAGATGCAGGAGCGCAAGCCGAGGCTAAGACCTTAGGCGCAGACGCAATCCTTGGTGCTAGGGCGCAACAGTTAATCCAACGAGCCGGTGTCACCATTAAGGGCATTAACGACACGACTCAGAACCGCATCTACACAGCAATACGTGACGGCGTTGCTAACGGTGATGCACACGCAACTATCACTAGCGCAGTAGACGCAATCATTAACGACTCAAGCCGTGCAGACATAATCGCAACAACCGAAACAAACCGTGCTTATCAGTTAGCAGCTCAAGATGTTGCTGCTGAAAACGGCGCAATAGGGTTCGACTGGATAACAGACACAGACCCCTGCCCTGAATGTATTGAATTGGAATCAGCCAATCCTCACGACATTTCAGAGCTAGTACCACCAGACCACCCGAACTGCGTTTGTGATACAAAGTTCATCTACCCAGACTTAACAGGAGAATAACCCAATGTCAGAAATTACGTATGCCTACTTTGGCGGTTTAGAGAAATCACGAGACGACAAGGGTTACCTTAACGTCAAGGGACTAGCCACCGACGACACACTCGACCTCGATGAGCAAATCTGCGACCCTCAGTGGCTAAAGACAGCCATGCCAAAGTGGTTTGAGATTGGAAACATAAGAGAGCAACACGACGGATCAAAGGCAGTAGGCAAAGCAACTTCAATGACATCACAGGGAACAGGCTTTGCTATCGGTGCAAAGATTGTTGACCCAGTTGCAGCTATGAAGGTTGAAGAAGGCGTTTACACCGGATTCTCAATCGGCATCAAGGGCGCATACGTTGACATGAACGACCCTCGTGCGCCTCGTGGCGTAATCAAGGGTGGACAAATCGTAGAAGTATCAGTAGTAGACCGACCAGCAAATCCATCAGCCTCTTTCGAGTTGGCTAAGACCGTAGGTGACGTAATGACCAAATCAGTAGAAATGCAAGACAACTCAGAAGAAGTAAACAACGCTCCTGACCTAGCCACTGGTGAGTTCTACCTCCCATGCTCAGGTTGCAACGGAACAGGCGAAGTTCACACCGGCGCTGACGAAGGTGCTTCAACGCACGCTTGCGAGGCTTGTGGTGGAACCGGTAAGGGTTCATCTATGGACTCTGAGGACATTCAGACACCAACTGCTACATCTAACGAAGCACTTGCAGCTGAAGAAGAGAACGACCCACTCAAGACAGCAGACGCTGAAGTTGAGAAGCGTGAGTTCACAGATGCAGAGCGTGAAGCAGCAGCCGACACAGGCGCAGCAATGCCTGACGGTTCGTTCCCAATCAAGACAGTCAAGGACCTAAAGAACGCTATTCAAGCATTCGGACGTGCAAAGGACCCAGCCAAGGCTAAGGCCCACATCAAGGCTCGTGCCAAGGCTCTAGGCAAGGAAGACCTCATCCCAGACAACTGGAAGGGTGCTGACGCTGACCTAG